TTTTGTAGCCCCTGCAGTTCCTCGCGTTTGCAACGCTTCAGGCTCTAAAACCCTCTCCGGCACCCTAGATCGCGTCCGCATCACCACCGTCAACGGCACCGACACCTTCGACGCCGGCTCCATCAACATCCTCTACGAGTGAAGCCATGACACTGAGACTCAACGGCTCCACCTCCGGCTACACCGAGATCGACGCTCCGGCGGTAGCTGGCAGCAACACGCTCAAGCTACCTACCGGCAACGGCAGCGACGGCAACATCCTCGGCACTGATGGCGCGGGGAATCTGAGCTGGGTGAATGGCCGCATGGTGCTGGAGACCGCCAAGGCCACCACCAGCGGCACCGCGATCGACTTCACCGGAATTCCGAGTTGGGTGAAGCGGATTACGGTGATGTTCCAGGGTGTGAGTACGAGTGGAACCAGCGCATTCCTGATTCAAATTGGTACGTCTGCAGGCGTCACGACTTCTGGCTATTCATCAGTTGGAAGCAACATTGGCACTGGCTCTACTAATGTGACTGGCAGTACAGCCGGGTTTATTCTTATAGCCGGTGGGGATGCAGCCACAACCTTATATGATGGTCTTGTTACAGTCTCTCTAATCAACGCAAGCAGTAATGCGTGGGTTTCTGCAGGTACTTTAAGACGATCCACTAACAATGCCGTTCATACATCTGGAGGCAATGTCACCCTCTCCAGCACCCTAGATCGCGTCCGCATCACCACCGTCAACGGCACCGACACCTTTGACGCGGGGTCGATCAACATTCTCTACGAGGGCTGATCATGAGCACACTCAGCACCACCAACCTCAAAAACCCGAGCGCCGGCAGCAACAACATCGTGCTCGGCACCGATGGTGCCACCGCGCTCACCACGGCGAAAGTGACCACGCTGGCCGACAGCGCAGGCGCCAACACCAGCACGCCGGCCGAGATCGCATCAGGCCGCGCCAAGGCCTGGGTGAACTTCAACGGCACCGGCACGGTAGCGATCCGTGCAAGCTACAACGTGAGCAGCATTACGGATAACGGGGTGGGCGACTATACGGTGAACTTCACGACGGCGATGGCGGATGCTAACTACTCGACTGTGTGCGGAAACACTGTAAGTATTCAAGCAACTAGAAGCCCAGAAAGTCTAGGCGTTCACGCTAGTTACCCGCCTGCAACTTCTTCCGTCAGGGTTTACAACCGCTTGGGTGGATTTTCAACTTCGGACAGTATCCCATCAGACATTGCGTATGCAAACGTCGCCATCTTCCGCTAACCCATCATGAAGCGAATCATCTACCCAACCCCTGATGGCGGCGTCGCGGTGATCATCCCCGCCGAGTCCATTGAGCTTGCCCTGAAGGATGTTCCCGAGGGCGTGCCCTACGAGATCGTGGACGCCACCGAAGTCCCTGCCGATCGCACCTTCCGCGGTGCGTGGGTGATGGGCGACTGCTGCATCGACCACGACCTGGAGCGCTGTCGCGAGATCGGCCACGACCGCCGCCGCGCCGATCGCGCCGCCGAGTTCGCGCCGCACGATGAGCTGATCGCCAAGCAGATCCCCGGCGCCGATGCAGCAGCTGCTGAAGCGGCTCGCCAGGAGATCCGCGACCGCTACGCCGCGGTCCAAGACGCCATCAACGCCGCCGCAGATCCCTTCGAGATCAAGGTGGCGCTCGGCCTAGAGCAGCCCGAGCCGGCCCCCGAGCCCGAGCCGGAGCCCGAGCCCGCACCCGAGAGCTGATGGCCGTCCGCAGCAAGCAAGGCACCGCACGCCTCGAGCATCAGCCGGGGCCGCCCAAGACCACCCGCCAAGGGTTCGGCCAGCGCTCGCGGCCCCGGCGCCGAGGGAAGAAGCCCCTCAGAGGGCAGGGACGCTAAGCTGAGCTTATGGCTATCTCGCCCGGTACTTGCAACACCAGCCTGCAGCGCCGGGCGGACTACAGCATCACGATGCAGTTCAAAGACAGCAACGATACGCCCATCAACTTGACTGGCTGGATCGTCGCCGCCCCAGCCCTGACCCCTTGGCTACGTTGACCGACGAACAGAAGGCAGCGCTGTTGGCGCTGTTGCGGTCCTAGTACTCTGAGAGTAGGGACAGCTAGGCTACTACTGAGGCGTAATTGTTCCCATGCCACCAGCCGATGATGTCTCGCATGGGGACATTTACCACAAGCTCGGTTCTTTAGAGGGCAAGCTCGAAACTGTGCTGATCCAGCTCAGCGAAAAGCGCGGCGACATGGCTGCCGTATTTTCCCGCCTTCGCGAAATTGAAACCCGTGTAGCCATCGGCGTAGGCCTAGCAATTGGCTTGAGTTTTTTAATCCCATTTGTAATTAACGCAGCCGCACCAAAGCTGCACTTCGAACACACCCAACCATCGCAAATCCAGCGATGACAGTCATCCAAAGCACCAGCTACCCCAACAACTTTCGCCTGGAGCAGCTGGAAAACGAACGCGGCGAAATTTACTACCGGGCCTGTGTAGGTAGCATCTGCCGCTATGCGGAAGACGAATATATCGCCCGCATGTATCTAGAGGGCATGGGCTGGGATCCTACGCACACAGCCCTCCCGTAATCCAGCGGATGATTGCATCTTCCCGATGCGGTTCCCAAAACTCCTGATCTCTGTACCACTCCAGCCAATCGTTGGCCGACTTTGAAATATTGCACGCAAAGCAGCAGGCAATGAGATTTTGCTGGTGCGTATGTCCACCCCGAATTTTTGGATGTACGTGATCCAGCGTGGCCGACCTGCCTAAGGCTGTATCACAGTAGGCACAGCGATTGCCCCATTCTTTAAGAATTGATTGCCTAAACCTTGCCTTTGCCTGTTTTTTGTTTAAGTATTCGCCATCTTCAATGTGATGGTCCATACCCAGCAGTGGCTAGACGAAATGTAGCTGTAGAAACCCTTACGCGCTGGAGCTTTTAGGCTAGTACAGCTAAGCTTCCGTAAGAATCTTGGTTTTTATGACTGAAGAGCAGATCGCAGTAGTGGCCATCGTCATTGCAGCTGGCTCCGAAATCATCGGCATGAGCAAATTGCGCTCCAACAGCTGGATCCAACTGGTGCTGCAGGGTCTCCGCCTGATGTTCCCCAAGCGCCGCTAATTCCCACTGAGGGCCTTGTCATGACACAAAACAGTATCCGCCTCGGCGATCTCTTCAGGTACTACAAGGCCCTGCCCCACCAGATGGCAGCCATCACCGAGCTGGAACAGGCCATCAACAAAGTCAACCCCAACATCTTGGGCCGCGATCAGGGCTGGTTCAAGACCTGGAGCGTAGCCGGCAAACAAACCAACTTCCCCAACACTTGGGAAGGTGTACTTGAAGCAGCCCGCGTAGCTGGCGCAAAATTCCCGGAACTTGTAAGCGCCCAATGGGCACTGGAATCCAACTACGGCAAACTCGTTTCCGGCCGCAATAACTTTTTCGGCCTCAAAGGCACTGGCACAGACACCAAAACACAAGAATTTATAAACAATCAGTGGATCTCAATCACAGACAGCTTCATTGACTTTCCAGACCTGCTGTCCTGTGTCATCTACCTTGTAGACCACTGGTACAAAGACTTCAAAAATTACAAAGGTTGCAATAACGCAAATAATCGCGAAGAAGCGGCCAAATGGTTAATTAAAGAAGGGTACGCTACTGACCCCAACTATGCCGGCAAGCTGATCGCCCTGATGGAACAGCACACTGGCACTAACCCACTGGTAAGACCCAAAGAAAAAATTCTCAAGGTCGCCTACGAATATCAACTGGGACCGGACGATGGAGCAACGGGTTACCGCCAGTGCTTCAGTTCGAGTTGTGCGATGGTGGCCCGCTATTACGGCAAAATTTCGGGGGACTACGAATACAACAAACTCCGCGCCCGCTTCGGCGACACCACCGACCCCAAAGCCCAGATCGCCGCTCTCAAAGCCCTGGGACTTAAAGCCACCTTTGAGATGGACGGCACTGCCCAAGAGCTGGAAGACGAAATCAACGCCAGCCACCCCGTACCTGTCGGCTGGCTCCACCACGGCCCCATCTCGAATCCCTCCGGTGGCGGCCACTGGAGCGTTGTCGTGGGCTTTACCCCAACCCACTTCATCTTTAATGATCCTTATGGGGAGGCAAATCTGACTGCAGGCGGCTATGTAAGTCATAAGGGTGGCGCTGGCGTTGCCTATTCCAAGAAAAACTGGCTGCCTAGGTGGCTCATCGAAGGCACCGACACAGGCTGGTTCATGAAAATCCGCCCTAGCTGACCATGCGCCCCATCGAACACACCACCGAGTCCAGCTTCCACAAGGCCGCAACGGACAGGTGGCTGGTGGAGCGGTTCAACAAGGGCGATTACCGGGGCTTGCTGGAAGCAGCCCTCCTGCTTAACACGCTCCACCAGCTGGAACGAACAAAATCCGCCTGGGCCATCCGCGAAGCAGCAGACAACCTGGCGGATCAATTCGGCATGGACCGCGACTCGGCCTAACCCTCGCTCTCCATCTTGGCAATGTGATCCGTGTAAAGCCCGGTGTACAGGCTGTGCATGGGATGCAGGGGCGAGTCTCGTCCGTCCAAAACGTAAAGCCGCTCCAGATAATCGTGGCGGCCCTGGTCAATGCGCACCTTGGCCCAAGCCTCGACAGCCCACTGGGGAATTTCAGTTGTCATTGCGAGTTTCTGACAGTTTTTTACGCGCCTTCGCAGCCACACTGGGACTGGTGTGCGACCGAGCCAGCTTAGGTTTCCTTGCCGGCGGCACCGGCGTATCCACCCGACAATTCGGGTAACGATTCTTGGCAAACTCCACAGCCTGCTGGAGCGACTCAGCCCTCACCAAATCCCGCATAGCCCCTTGACCAGGCAGCCAGATCTGCAACTCATAAAGGGCAGATTTTTCTGCACTAGTGCGTGAAATCCCTTCACCGAAGCGGACTTCCCGGTTTTCCTCCCAGCTCAAGACGTTCATTCTGCTTTCCAAGACCGGGGGTAGACGGGTTCTTCCACGCCATGGACGCTAACAGGGCTATTAGTACAACGAGCCACAGCCTGTGCAGCCACAACAGCCCGCTCATAGGTCACCCAACTAGACGCATCATCCTTCGCAGCCGTAAGGCCAATCCCATTCCCTGGCCCATAGACCGCTGTTACCCAGCGATCCCCTGCCATAACCACGTACCGCGTCACTGTCCTTTAGTGAACTACTGTAGTAGTTTAACCCGCAACCGCCACCAGACTCAGACTGTTACAAACCACAACTGAGTCTCATGCGCCAGTTTCTGATTCACTTTCTGGCTGCTTGGAGCGCAATCTGCCCTGCACCCGCCGCTGGACTGACTCGGCCCAAGCTGCTTTATCCGCAGCCTCCGCAGCCTTGTAGTCCGAAGCCGGAAGCGCTTTTTCCAACGCCGCGTAAACCATCTCACGCAACAAACCCGTCACCTTCTTACCTTCGGTGGCGGCAAGTTTTTCCGCCAGCTTGTACCGATTGGTATCAAGCAACAACTGGCAATAGATTTTCGAGCCGTGGCGCAGCGGCATGGTCCCTGTTCTAGTCTCCTACACAATAGCATACTGCGACACAATAGACTCACCACCGCAAATCCTGATCCACCCCCTTCCGCCACGCATTGGACTGCGCCACCCGCGCACTGGAACGCTGCTTCCCACACCCCTTGCGAATCCCCCTCGCCCACTCCAGGAAAGCCGCCGCCCTATGGAGATCCGCCGTCTTGGCCATGCGCACCTCACGCATCAACCACTCCAACACGATCTCCCTGCCGGTGCGACTCATGTGTCTAACTCTGAGACTCTCAAGATCGACTGGGGCGTCTGATCAGGACAAAGCTCCAGCGCCTTGAGCCTTGCGGCATAGGCGTCTGGAGCGGTAACAAAAACGTCGTGCATCGGGCCGTGACGCGGCCACATCCTGACCCGATACTCGAACTCCTCAGTCACTTGGCTTGGTCCCAGCTATCCCCGACCTTAGCTTCTGCAAGCGCTGGAATATCTCCCAGCCACTGCGCTTCAGCATCTTCCATGACTGACTGGAGCTGGAGCACCCACGCCTCAGCATGTTCCTCTGCAACTAGCAAAATCACTTCGTCATGCACCACGCCAGCCAAACGCACAACATCTTCTCCGTCAGCCTTAAGTAAAGGCCACAACTTTCCAAGCGTCCGCTTCAACACGGCCGCACCAGCTCCCTGAATCGGCGTATTGCAACGAGTAGTCAGCTTGTTGTGTTCCCCAGGAAGAATCCGCCGCAGACCAGACACCCGGATCCTCACCTCACCGTTGCCCTTGCTGTTATCAGCAGCGTTAGCGGCCTTCCGCTGCCACTGATTGATTCCCTTATAAGCGAAGTGAAACTCTTGCCTAATCGCACCAGCCTCATCCAATTCCATCTGGATCCCCATTGTTGCTGCATAGTTACGCAACCCTTTTGCACCACTTCCATACAGCAATCCAAAGTTTGCAGATTTTGCAATTTGGCGTTGTTCTTTTGTAACCGCATCTTCAGCTACCCCATAAATCTGCATCGCAGTAAATGTGTGCAGATCTTTCCCTTCTTGGAACGCTTTAGTCATAAGCGGATCCTGCGCTTCCGCTGCTGCAAGCCGCATCTCCATACCGCTGTAGTCCGCCACCACAAACTTCCATCCCGGAGGAGCCTGCACACAAGCCCGGAACCGCACATCCCGCGGAATCTGCTGCAGGTTGGGACTCATACAACTCATCCTCCCAGTATCTGCCCCAAGCTGCAGATAACTGGCCCGTATAAATCCATCAGTCGCCACATTCTTTTCCAACGTTTCCGCCATCTGCCTACGCTTTTCTACCCGCTTCCACCGCAAATAATCCGCAATACACTTGTGCTCTCCTACATATTCCTGAAGCGCAGACTTACTGGCACTATGCTTCCCAGTCTTTGGATCAATCGGTGACTTACCCAATAGTGCCGAAAATTTAACTAGCAACTGTGCAGGACTGTTGAGATTAAACACCTCAGGATCTGGCTTACCTTTCTTCTCAGATCGCGTTTGGTACTTCAGGTTACCAAACATATCCCTGTGCAACTTGAAGCCTTCAGGCAAGGCAGCATCAAAGTCTTCAATGAATCGATCCCCAACTTCCTTGTGCTCAATATCCAGATCCTCGATGAGTTTAATAAGCGATTCCTTATTAAAGGGAAGGCCCGTTCGCCACAACTGCGCCATCGACTGGAGCGCCGCACATTCCAAAAACCACGCTGGTGCAAGTTTCTCCACAGCCATCCGCTGCTGAATCGGCTCCATCAACTCAGTCAGCACCACAACATCCTTGGCCGCATACTCCATCTGTTCCATAGACAGATCGCCGGACCAGTCACTTTTCTGCTGCTCCTTAGAAATGTCGTAGTGCAGATACCGCTTCACCACGTACTGCAAACCGTGCTTTAAGTTCGGCAGCCCATTGGTAAGAATGCGACTGGCGAGCATGGTGCAAAGCACCTGCCCCACAGGATGGATTTCGTACTCCTGCAGCCACCCCAGATCAAACACCGCGTTGTGCGCAACCCACGTCCGCTCAACATCGAAAAATTCCTCCAGCGTGATCCAATCGTTGTCATCTAACTGCCAACAATCAATCACCACTGGTGTCTGTCCCAGTGTGCAGAGCTGGAGCAGCCGCAACCCACCAAAGGTGGGCTGGAGCCCCGTCGTCTCAACGTCAAATGCAACAGTAGTAGCCCCCTCCAAAGTGGAGAGATGCTCGATGCCAAAGAGAATTTCCATGCCTGGTAGGGCGAAGTGAGTTACTTAAAAGATTCTAGCCGGTGCTACTCTAGCACACTATCAAACTCCCGCGCCGAGCAAAGCTCAGCCATCACGGTCCCAGCCTCTGGAATCCCAAGCGTGCAACGGTGATGCCAATGCACACACTGCTGGCACACACCCCCATCCTCCAAAGGCTTGTACTTTTGCCGATGCCATGCCTGGCGCTTTTCCTCCCTTCCCGCTGGTGAAGTGCCATAACACTTACAGCAGTACACAGCGCTCAAAGTCTTTTTGCCACAGGTAAGGCAGAGCCTCTGCGTAAGTCGAAGAACAGGTGTTTTCATGAAAAGTGAACACGTAAGAATCCAGAAAGGCGCTCCAGTTTGCTGCTCTTGGCACCCCGATGCACAACAGAGCCCGCAGGCAACTCCACCTCAACAGTGAATACCCGCGTACCGCAATCCAAGCAAGTGCGCTGGCGCAAGATGGACTCTGTTGTATCTCTGCAAGTTCGCGTAACACGAACTTCTCGCGAATCACACTTGGAGCACCTCATTCGTCGTCGGGGTCGCAGTTGTCAAAGTAAAAACCTTGGAGCCGCTCCACGATGTCGTGTGCGGCAACAAGTTGTTGAAAGAACGCCTCGCTAACTAAGTAGTCGCTCTGGCGGTGTTTGCAGTCGTAACACTCATACCGCCGCCGCTTAGCGCGACCGCTGTACGTCTTTTCCTGGAACAACATCCGCATTGTCCCAGCGCACTTGGGGCAGCGTTGTTCCCCCAGATTCATCGATCCATGTAAGCCTCCATAGCAAGCGTGTTGACAAGCCGATTGAGATACCACTGGGCCTTCCTGGCATCCTCATAAGGATCCCGCTTAAGCCACATCCGACTGATGTATTTAATGACCTGCCACTGCAGGC